GTCAAACCCTCCTCCACAAGTGTTGGTTCGGAATAGCACCAGCTCGGAATTGTCGCGCGGGCATACGCCTGAAAGCGGAAGTTGTACGGATCTTCACCGTCGCCGAGCTTCGCGCCGTTGCCATCGAGAAGTGCCGCCGACGCAACTGTACACATCTTGCCCGTTTCCTTGTCGACAACACGAATGAGCTTCTTTTCGCCGTTGCTGTCAAGCTCGCGCATCCCTGCATCCGCAACCGCGACATCCCAGCCAATGTCGGTGAGCTGATTCGCGCCGGCGATCTTGACAAGGTTTTTCTTATAGCGCAGCTTGACCGTATAGCGGTACTTCCAATCCTTGTCGCCGATAATGCGCTTCTCGCAAATCGTGCAAAGCAATGAACCGGCCGGAAACGATATGCCGCCGATCGTGACTTGCGCACTGTTGACCGTACACGTCGCGCCGTTCCATCCGGTTTGACGTGTTTTGAATTTCATCACCTTTGTAAACACCGGCGCCGGCGTCATCACCTTCGGAACGCTGTCAAACGGATCGCCGGCCGAATTGAGCACCGGCGTTCCGTCCTGTCCGCAAGTCAACTCTATCTCGTCGGTGCCGTCATCCCAGCCCCATTCTTCGACTACGCAAGTAGTCGCATCCTGACCGCTTCCGCTCGTCTCGGTAGTCACCGGCCCGTAGTTGGCCGTGACGGTCAAAACTCGCTTGTCTTTGCCTTCGCCCTCTTGCACGTCGTAAGTCTGCACAAACAAGCCCGGAAAACTCGGGTGCGCCGATCCGATCGCCGGAACGCCGGGAAACGAAACCACCTCGCCGTTAGCGGACATTACCGCATCTTGAATTACGATAAAGTCTTTTTTGAGCGTAGAGATTCCGCCCGAACCAACCGAATACTTGCGACCGGCCTTTTGTTTGACTTGTGTACTCATGTGCCTAACGTGTCGAATTTCTCAGTTGAATTTTCCTCGGTATTGTCAGCCGTCTTTTCCGTGTTCGCCGCGATCTTCTCGAGTATCGACGTCTGCTTTTTCGTCTCGCTCTGGAGCGTTGGCCCTAAAATCTGCAAGCGCGTCGCCGCGTTGGAGCCGCCGAGAACGAGGTCGTTCGATATGCGCGTTTGCCGCGAGACCTCCAGACCCTGCGCCGCGTCGCGTTCCTTGCGCTTCTCAATCGTTATGGCGGCATTCTCATACGCGCCTTGAAACTTCTGAATAGCGATTGCCCGATCCTCGAAATCCCTCTTGAAACGCTCCGTCCGCTCGTGCTCTTTCTGCTCGAGCTCTTTTGAAACGTCGTCGTATTCTTTCAATGCCTGTTGCCATGCGTTCTCGGCGTTCTGAAATGCCTCAGTCCAGGAGCCGCCGCCCATCTTCGTACCGATAAACGTACCCCAATACTCGCCGTACCGCTTTAGATATTCCTGAACCTTCCTGTACCACGTCAGGCACTTCGTCACGGCGAGCTTGGCGTAATACTCCATGTAGTTTCCGGCCTTGAGAGACGCTTCGCGAACGCCGCCGGTATATTCATTGTCGAACCATCCGCAGATTGACGCGAGACCTTGCAGCCAAATCGACTTTACCTGATTCGCCGCAAACCCCATCGCGTCACTCATCGCGTCGCCGGCTTTAGCCGCCGACTGCGGAACTTTCGGCATCGCCGCGACGACCGTCTGCAATGCGTTTACAGATTCGTCCGCCGCATTCAGAAGCGGCATAAACTCCATGCCCGAACGTCCGAACGCCTGCATTGCGGCCTGACCTCTATCCGCCACATCGGGAATCTTGCCGAGCTCGTCAATGGTTTTGTAGAAACCTTCCATCCCTGAGCGGCCCGTCGTCTTGGCCATGTAGTCGAACGCCTTGCCGAGCTGATCAACGCCCATGTTCTGGATTCCGAGCGCGGAGAGCGCAGCCGCAGTCTGCGTCAGCTCGCCGACGTTCGTATTCGTCTTTTGCGCAATGTCCGACAAATGCCCCAGCTCGTCAATGCCGCCCTTGATCGCGCGAAATGAGAGATACGCGCCGGCCGCCGCGATTGCGCCGCCGACAATCGAGCGAATCTGCGCACTCGTCGCAGCCGCCCGATTCTTGATCGAGCCAAACGCGCCCGCCGACTTGTCGACGCCGCGTATCTCGAATTGGTGCGTACTCTTGCTCATTTCACTTTTTCAAGCTCCTCACCGATTCCAACATCGCCCACGCTTCCGCTTCCGCTTCATCCTCGGCGATTGCCGCGGACATTGCCGGAAGCATCCACGATTTCAAGACCTCCGAACGCTTCATGGTTTTGATTCTTCCCGTGTCACCGATCGCCCTACGCGAAACAATGTGCAACATCACCAGCACATCCGCAAGCGCAATCGGCAGCCAAACGCCCCATGTCTTTTCGCCCTCTCGGAGAAATGCAGTCTGCGCGGATTCCTTCGAATCGCTCCCCGTCAGGAGAGCAACCCGATAAAATCCGCAATACCGCGTCCTTCCTCCGGCAAGACAAGCTCCGCGACGATCTTGCGCAACTGTGCGGGCGTAAGGTCGTAGGGATCGAACTTGTCTCCGCTTTCAAGCTTGACGTGATCTGAAATGATCGCGACGCACTTCTCGACATTGAGAGTGCCACCAATCAAATCGGCGCGGCTTTCCTGAATCTCTCGCAGCGAAAGCCGACGGCCCTTGACCGTGACATCGCCCAGCTTGAGCGTGAAGTAATCTGCGAACATCGACATCGGCGTTGCCTCTTATCATGCCCCGGCCTGAGCCGCGACCGATCCATCCGGCCGGAACGTGACATCGACGGTCGCCTTGCGCTCGCCGCTCCCGTCCTGATCCGGCGCGGCAACCTTCGTGACGATAGCCTTGTTGTAGCTGACTGTCTCGGTGACGTCCGCATCCTGACCGTTGGAAAGCTTGACCGTGATCGTGAGCGCCGCCGGCGCATCCGATACGGACGGCATCGACGCGCCCTTGTCGTAAAGCGAGACGGAAAACTCGTCATCCTCGACGAGCGCGCCGGGAATGAACTGCTTGACGGAATCAGCGAGCGCAGTCACCTCGACCGCCTCTTTCGTCTGGCTTTTCGCGGCCGGGCCGGACGCCATTTCAAACGTGTTCGAGCCAAACGTCAGCGTCGCCGACTTGACATGATACCTTGTACCCATCTTTTACCTTCCTTTCAGTTTAGAGCCTCTGGCTCATTGTACTCAACGTAAATCACCGCCCACTCGAGCGGAAAATGCGAAATGTCGTTTTCCTCGCGCCTGATCCTGATCGGGTACGCGCCGGCCTTGGCGTCGCGCACGATCCCGACAATCATGTCGCGCAAGTCCTCGACGATCACGTTGCCGCCGTTTATCGTGAGGCCGTTGACGCCGCCCGAACGCGGTACGACGACGTTCTCGATATACTGTTCGCCGTCAGGACCCTTGACGCATCCCGCGACGACCATGCGAACGGTGAACGTGTCTTCCGAACTGACGGATTCGTTCTCGTCGTCTGCCGCGTGAATCCACAAAAAGGGCGAATCTTCTTCCGATGGAATGCCGTTCGCATACGCGCCGACGTTGATTGCGAGCGCACGGCCGAAATGCTCGTAACAGTAATTCGCGACGTCCGCTGACGCCTGAATCGCCATCGCGACTTTTTCCATTATCTCACGATGCGACTTCATCTGTTCGCCCCCTCGAATTTCCTGTCGCGCTTGCCCTGCATGAGCTTGACAAGCCCTGTGTAATACGCGCCCTTGGCCCATTGATCGAGATTCGCCTTTACGTAATCGACGAAATACGGCTCAATGACCATGCGCTCGTTGTGGACGTAGGCGCGCGGAATGTCCTGCAACCCTGCGCGGTGCCATGAGCGACGCCATTCAGGATCGGTGAAATACTTTTCCGCGTCAGGTCCGCCGCGACCTTCCTGAAACGCGCAAGCGACGTCGGCCAGGTTGTCAGCCCATCCGATCACCTGAGCGCCGTTGCGCTTGAACGCGACAATCTTGTGCTTGTCGTCATGTGCAAGAATGCCGCCCATGCGATCAGTTCGACTTATTCCCTTTTGCCGCAGCGTTCTCGTGAAGTCCTCGAAATCCTTGAACTTCGGAACGCCGTAGCCGCCTCGCTTTTGCATGACCTCAACGAACTTTTTTCTAAGCCCTGCGCAAGCGCGACCGTATGAAAGCCGCCAAAGTTCCTTTGTGTCCTTCTGCATCCGCTTCGCCCAACGGTCGATTTCCTTGAACGAAACGACCAGCGCGACCGCGTTTCTGCCGCGGCCCTTGGTGAAGCTTACGCCCGAATCTGTCAACGTGTAGGCCATTATCTCGGAGCCCTCGCCTTGGACGTTGCGCGAATGATCCAGCCGAGAGCCCAATCGCGTGAAAACTGCTGTACGGAAAGTACCGTACCGTCTTTCAATTCGAGAGTGTCGCCGACGGCCATGCCGACGCACTCGGCCGGATTCGTTTCGCAAATGACCGTCCACGGGTCCGCCGCGAACGTGCCGCGAGAAGGGCCGGCCGAATCTGACTGGCTTTCGCCATGCAGAACCACCGCGTCAAACGAGCCTTCAAGGTGCGGCGCCTTGTCTTGCCGCCACTTGACAAGCTCCGTCATCGGCTCAAACGCCGCGCCATTCTCGAATATGCAGCCCATCACTCAAAGATAAGGCGAATCCAACCGCCGACGCCCGTACCCGTGAAACGCAACACCTCGCCAGGAGCGAGATACTTTGCCGTTCCGAGCGTGTTGGTATAGACAAATCCTGTCTGCGTTCCGCTGAAAACGCTGTTTGTGACCGCGACTGTTTTCTGAAGTACCGGCCATGTGTTGGTCGTCGCCGCGACCGTCATGTTCGTCGAAACACCAACAATGCCCGGATCGTCGATAAAGGACAGATTCGGAAATACATTCGTCGTGACAACGTGCGTGTATGCGTTCGATTCAACCACCGTGTACGCAAAATTCGTAAACGTGGAAATCTCGATCGCGTTTGTATAGACCGGTGCGGAATAGATGGTACTCAATGCGAGCGTTCCGCCCGATACCGGCGAAAACGCTTCCACTCGCGTAAGCTTGCCGCCCTGCGAGAGCTTGAACACGCCGCCGTCCGTCGGCGTAAACGGTACGACCGTCGCCGCGACCGCCGCGAAAGCGAACGCGAACGCCGCGAGAACTGAAAGCATTTTCTTCGTCGCCGCGACCGCCGCGAAAGCGAACGCGAACGCCGCGAGAACTGAAAGCATTTTCTTCATCGTCTTTACCCCTTTGACTTGCTGTTTTGAAAATCCCCGGCGCGGCGCGAATCCCCGTCCACACCGCGCCGGGGCATTGGCTTACTTTTGCCTTAAATTAGCCCTGACCGCCGCTGATCTGGTTGTTGACAACGGTTGTCGGGTACTCGGTGTACGCCTCCGCGAACTTGCACATCGCGACCGCGCCGCTGAATGCCTCGACGATTCCGAGGAACGCTTCGGCGTCGTACACGTTGCACTTGTTGTCATCGTCGTACCACGCCCTCATGTCAAACGGCTTGTCGGCCGCAGCGTCCTCCGGGATATAAACCGGCGTCCAGCCATACGTCGCCTTGCTCTTGGCCGTCGCAACCGTGTTGTCTTTCGCTTCCGGGCGAAGGCCGATCACCGCAATGTTGGTGTCATAGCTGGTGCCGACGATCTCGGAATCAAAGAGCACAATGTCGTTGAAGCCCATGAACGTGGAGACGGCAGCGCGAACCTTGTCAATGTCCGTCATGATAAAGCCCGTGTCGTTGGCCGCGCCGGCCAGCTTCTCGAGCCTGTAGCGGATTTCTGGAATCTCGCAGAAGTCAAGCCACGCATTGGTCGTCATCACCAACGTCGGCTTGCCGTACTTGCGCAGCGACTTCGCCTTCTGCTGGAGAATCTTGACAACGTGGTGATCGGCAAGCTCCGTCGCGGCAGCGGCGCGGGCAGCGGTGAACACCTTTGCGAACGCCTCGTCCTCGACCTTGTTCCACGCGAGACGCTGAGCGAGCTCGGCGCCGGCCTGATCCGCCGCCTCTGCCGACGCATACGCCGCGCCGTCGTCCTCGTAGAGCTTGCCGCGACCTTCAAAGCGAACCGCAGACCAGTTGACATCGACCATGCTGATCGCCGTGCCGCTGAGCGCCGTGCCGTTCGCACGGTTCTTGGTACCCTTGGACGCCGTAAGACCGGCAGGCGCAACCGTCATCGTTCCGCTTTTCTCCGTCACCGGCATCAGCGGAAAGATTTTCGGGAATGCGTAGCCCTTGACATCCAACTGCGAAATGGAGCCGATCGCCGCCAGGTCGGGACGGTCAGCCTTTTCAACCCTGAAAAACCTCTTTGCCATTTTTCAATTTCCTTTTTTGACTGTGAATGAACCCACTTCGACGCCGGCTTACTTCTTGCGCCGATACGCCGCCTTGAGCTCGGGATACTTTTGACACGCGGCCACATAGCCGATCGCGTCAACCGCCTCGGCGAACGTCGCGTACTTCGCGGACGCCGAACCGTGCGACAACACGGAACTGGTCAGGACGTCCCGCGTCTCTTTCATGTGGTCAAGCTGCTCACGGCAATTCGCGAGTTCCTGATCACGTTTTTCAAGGTCGGCTTTGAGACCGCTCGCCGCGCCGATTAAAGCCGCGAGATTCTCAAAACCCGATTGCTTGACCTGATCCTCAAAATCCTTGAGCGCCTTGACCGCGTTCGCGCTCGTCTGTTCGAGAGCCGCGACCTGAGCTTTCAGCCCGTCGCGCTCTTTCACGACCTCGGCAGCCTGCGCCGAATCCGCGCCGTGCTTTTCAAGCTCTGCGATACGCGCCTGGAGCGCGTTGATTTTCTTCGACGCGCCCTTGTAGCGAGCGGCGAAACCCTCGGCGTCAAGCTCTTTCAAAATCGCCTTGTAATCCTCGGGCGAAAACGCCTTTTCCGGATTGTCGAGATAGTCCTGCAGGAGAACCGACCTGTTCCCCGTGGAACATTCAGCCGCCGCGTTTTCGGCCTTCGCCTTGGCCTTCGCCGCTTCGATCTCGGCGCGGCCTTCGTCGGTCAGCACCGGCGCATTAAGATACTTCGCCGCGCCCTCGGGAATCTTCGCGAACTTGTGACCGACGATAGACGCGGCAGCGCGAACGTCGCTCTTGATCACTTCGCAATCAAGCCCGTTCTCTTTGCACTCTGCGCCGGTGTACCATGTTTCGTCGCTCATGAGAGCGGAAATCTGATCTTCCGTAAGACCCTTGAACTTGCCGCGATAGAACGACATGATTACGGCCTTCATCTGATCCAGGACGGACGCCTCTTTGCGCATTTCCTCGGCGTTGCCCAAAGCGTACCCCCATGGATCGTGAATCATCATGAAAGACGCCTCTTCCATTTCGATCTTGTCGCAGGCGCAAGCAATGACAGACGCCATCGACGCCGCAATTCCCGTGACGTGGGCGACGATCTTTGCCTTGCTGTTCTTGATCGCGTTCGCCATCTCGACACCCTGCACGACGAGACCACCGGGAGAATTGATTTCGATCTCCGCCTCCTCGTCTGCCGCGAGCGTGTCAAGCCACGCCTTGAGCGGCTTGGGTGAATTGTAGTCGCCCCAGGTTCCGTGATAGTCGAAATCGGTGATCTCACCGATAAGACTGAATTTTTTTCTTCCCATCAGTTTTTGCCTTCCTCGCCATCGTCGGCGTTTTTGTTGTCACCGTCGGTGACGATTTCGTTTCCGCTGACCGTTTGCAAGGCGAGGTGCGGAATGCCGTTCGCCTTGAAAAATTCTATTTCCTCGCCAAACGCAAGGGCCTTTTGCTTCCAATTTGCGCCCCACCGCTCGCGATAGAGAATAGTTCCGTTCTTCAATCCCGAATTGAGGGCCGTCTGCTCTTTCACCGGATCGAGCGAACGGTGCGGCGGACGTTGCCACTTCACACAAGTGCGCCGCCAATCGAGCGGCAGCGCGGAATCTCGCGGAATCATGCCGCGACGCTGTGCCCAGCGCGACCAATTCGCGAGAACCCAATCGAGAATGTATTTCTCGAGCTTGTGAAACTCGTCGTCAAATTCGACTTGCGCAAGCACCATTTCGGCCTGACTTGCCGAATACGAATTATCCGCCTTGCCGGTCGCATGGATCGACCCGAGCCCGAGCGAAAAGCCGACGCCGCGATGCAGCCAATTCGAGAACTCCACAAGCTTGTCGTTAGGGTGCTTTGTATCGAGAAGTTCCATCTTGACGCCGGGCGGTAGCACGTCGTAAATCACGCCGGCCCCGTGGATTTCTTCGACGTCAAGTTCCATCTGGTCAGCTTCGACCGCAGCCTCTTGCGCCGCCTCCGCCGCAGCTTCGTAGTCGCCCGTTTCGCCAATCGGTGCCTGTGCGTCAGGGTCGAGCTGTGCGTCAATGTCCGCTTCGTTTTTCTCGGCCTCCTGAAGTACCTGACCGATCTTCTGCGCTCCGATCTTCGCGGCCTGTACCTCAAACCCTTGAAGGTCGGTCAAGTCCGCGACCGTTCCGAGACCCGGCCAAAGGCGCGAACTGCCGCGAATCTGGTTGAAGCGACCAACGCCGCGGAAGATCGTAAAGAGCGAATCGCTCCACCGCTTGCCCTCCGGCTTTATGAGCGTCCACGCGGCGCGGTTCCCCTCGGCGTCAAATTCGTCATACGCCGAAAGACCGCGTTGCGACCATGAGACTGTGACGCCGACGGTTTTGCCGTTCGCGTTCTTGACGATCCCCTGATATTGCCTGAACGCCGGATATTTGCTCTTGAAGTCCACAAGGTCGCCGACGCAATCGGGCTCGAACGCGATAATCTGACCGGTTGACGCAGCCGTGACATCATCGTCGAACACAAGCACAACGTCGCCGCCCAGCATTTGGGTCCTGAGCGCAAGCCGTAGAACGTCCTGCAAATCCACGTCCTCGAAATACTCGGCCTCTTGCGCCCAATTCGCGAACGCCGTCTTTATCTGATCCTCGGCGGCCTTGTACGCCTTCGGAAACTCAAAGACCGCCTTGCCGCCATCGACGCCGACGACGTTTATCTCGATCTGGTGTAAAATGCCCTCGAGCCGATCCGAATTGCGAGCCGCGTTGCGGGCAAGGGCGACGAGCCGGTTGCGCTCCCAAATCGTGAGCTGTCCGACTTCGCCCTCCGTCTCGGCCGAAATGCGCGGACGGTTCATCTGATCCGGGCCGTGGACGGTTCTATATCCGCCACGCCCGAAATACCCCATCTTGCGCAAGCCGCCGACAAGCATGGCCGCAATACGCTTCTGGTCAGCCTTCGGCAAATTCGCAAACTTGGCGTGTACGGACGCCGGAACGCGCCGCGTCGCCTTTGCCTTGCCTGTCGCCTTGCGTGTTTTCGCCATGTCAGTACCTCACCGTCATAATGCGCCGAATGCCAATGGACGGAACGCCGGCGAGACGCCGCGTTATCTGCGTGACGCGATCGGCGTAATCGGTCCTTAGCTTCTGGAGCGTTCCGAGGTCAAGGCGCGTGTACGACTTCGAACCGCCTCCGGCCGAAATCGTCGCCGACGCGGTACCCTTGACCGCGATCTCCTGAATCACTTTGTCAAGTGCGCCGATCTGGGCGAGGAGCTTCGCCCGGTGCCTGGTCAGATTGTTTCTCGCTTTGTCCGTCATCGCGCGTCTATAATAGCACACGCAACGCGAAAAAAATTCTTCAAAACGAAAATCGTGCCCCAATCGGGCGCTAATCGGACGAAATAGTACCCCGTTCGGGCGCCGAATCGTCTTGCGTCCGGTACTCGATCGTCTCTTTCCGTCCGCAACGCCGACAGACGGCGTAAACGCGCCGACGGCCCTTGACCAACCTTGACGATACCTTGCGCCAGGGGTCCCATTGACCGCACACCGGACATTTCTCAATATACCGAACAATCATTTTACCCACTTTCCGCGCCTGAATTTCCGCAGCCGCTTTTTTATGAAAACCGTCCTTTTCCTCGGCGTCGAATCTGCCGCGACAAGTGGGTTTGACGTCGATTCGACATCACCGGCGAACGGTTCCACCTGATCGTCGAGCGTTCCCTCCGTCTCGTCGGCCTTGCCGTCGTATCCGGCAGCTTTCACGACCGCCTGATTCCGCATTGGATCAAACAAATCGTCTTGGTGGTACTTGTGAGGCGCAATCTCGTCGCCGTTCGGCTGTGTCTGCGGAACGGCCGCGACCTTCTTGAACACCATGCCGCTTGGCGAAGTGATTACGCCGTCAATGACCGCCGAAAGATTGTCATAGCAATGGTACCATGATGCAAGCGCGAAACATCCCGTCAGACAGTCACAAAAGTGGTTTTCGCCCAACGTCTGCCAATCCCACGCCGTCAGCGTCTGCCGTCCGCGTGTCACGGTGTACTTGCGAATCAATTTCTCGTTGCAGATTTCCGTCGCAAACTCGAAATGCTTTGTCGCGTCTGATCCGTAGAGAGAGAGAGATCCGGCCATCAACGGCGTTTCGAGAAATCCGCTCTGCATGATCTCGCGCCAGTACGGCGCCATTTCCGCAAGGTACTGACCGTATTGCGAGCGCGTCGCAAATACGTGGTCGCCGCGCCTGAGCGTGTCTTTCTCGCGGACGCCGAACTTATCCCATGGAAAGCCGCGCATTGCGACAAGCGGGAAGGGCAGCGGCTTTGTCTTTCGCAGCACAAACAACGTTCTATGAATGACCGCCGGAAGATAGCCGCGGTCGAATCCAAACGCCGTGACCGGAATGCGCCGGTTCTTTCCGTCTCGGAACTGAATCGCCGCGACCTTATCCACGACGGCGCGGATTCCGGCAGCGACAAGACGGTTCCTGACAAGATCGGAACTGTTAGGCGGCACAAGCGGGCCCCTGTCCGGGAATCGCCCGTAATTCACGACCGCCGCGACACGGTGCGGCCCGAACGCGACCGCCGCCCAGGATAGGCCGCGATTCTTCGTAATGTTCACGTCGCAAAAGACCACGACCGAATCCGTGCCGGGCGGCAGCACGTTCACGTCCGCGCCATTCAACCGCTCCGAAACCGTGTCAGCGTTTATCTCGAGCTCAGATGCCGCGTCGCTGACCTTCATCATTATCTCGGCGTCAAACGCAACCGCTCCGAGCCGGGCGCGAAGATTCAAAATGTGGTGTACGGCGTCAACCTCCATCGTCTCGTCGTACTGTTTCGGATCAAGTACCACGACATCCGCGAACTTGTCGCGATTCGCCTTGTACCACTCTGTTGACCGCGTAAATCTCTTGTCGTGCGCCGACGAATCTTCCACGTACTGCTCGCAGAACTCGATAATCAGGCGCGACCAATTGGGACACTTGCGGACGACGAACGGCTCTATCGTCACATCCCACTCGGGATGCTTCGACCGCGAACACAATTCCGTTGCCACGTCGCCGAAACATTGCGGAGTAATCGACACGAACGCCGAAATCATGCGATCATGTCCGGCCAGCATGAGCGCGTCGTGGTGAATGTAGTTTACAACCGCTTCGACCATTGCAGGCGAATGCGCGATTTTCTCCGTCTGCGGATCGTCAAGAATCAGGAAGTCTGGACGCTGACCGCCCTCATTTGCGCCGCGAACCGCGCCGCCTATGCCGACAGACCCGACGATTGCGCCGCAGCCGTCGTCAAGTGGACGCCCTGCGTCGTCGCGGCACATCGGCAATACAATCTGATCCGTCGCCCATTCGACGTCAGTTGCCGCGCCGTGGTACGTCTGCGACGCCGTGCGCTGAGACACGTCGCCCAACGCCTGAATGGGAACGGCGACCGCCGGAAAGTCCTGCAATATGGCCTTGGTGCGGGAGAGCAACTTCTTGACGACCTTCAAATTCTTCTTTGCGAGCTTGGCCGTCGCGGAAATTATGACCGGATAGCGCCGGTGGCCGTAGAGAATCGCCCAGGTGATCGCGCAATAAACAATAATCGTCGTCTTGCCGGTGCCGCGACCGTATTGCTTGACGGCCTGACCTCCATGCAGAATCGTCTCTTGCACATCGTGTATCAACCCGTTCTTTATCAGCTCCGACGGCCTATGTTTCAACACGCGCCGGCAGTAGTACCACATGAATTTTTCAAGATCGTATCGACACGCCTCTTTCAAACGCCGGTGACGCGGCCGAACATTGAAGTCGCCTACCTCGTTATGACGTGCGACGTGCGCCGCGACGCGCTCTGCTACGCTCTTTGGCCCCTGAGCTTTCTTCTGCGCGATCCTGAGCTTTCGGACCGTGACGGCTTTGTAAAACACCGTCAGCTCGTCGGCGGTCAGCTTGCGCCCGATCGTCGCTTCTACGCCGTACCGCCCGATTCCCTGACCGGCAAGCGCGCGAATCTGCTCAATGTCAGTCATCTTTTAGAACCAATGTATTTCTGCAACTCTCGCTCCCTGTCTGAAAGCGACCACTTGCGGACACTCTGAGCGTCGGCAAGCTCGGCCATCGCGCGTTCCTCGACCGCGTTGTTGTGTGCCGCGACCTCTGCCGCCCGTTTATCGTATTCCGCACATTCCGACAAGATATATCCGCCGCCGAAAATCGTCTTTCCGCCTTGCTCATCCAACTTGCGGACAAACGCGCAATCATCGCGCTTGACGGCATAGTTCACATGATGCTTGCAGAAATATCCAACCTTCGCGCTCGTAATAATCGCGTCTGGATATTCATACTTGACGGACGCCTTGCGGAACTTGCGAGCGTTTATCTTCTCTTGCAACATGATCGCGTCCATCAAGTCCGGCGCCGTGCGAATGAACCAGTCGCCCATGTTCGTGACAAAACTCGTATCGACTTGTGCGCCGTTCTCATAAGTCACCGACACCGGCGCGACGACGTGATTGCATTTCGTGTAATTGAAATTCGTCAGGTAGGGCGAAAAAAGAAAATAGTCAACCTTCATCCCGTTGAAACACTCGACGATACTGCCGAGAATCGAAAACGGCGGATTGTCGATCACAACGCAGCCGTCAGGATATTTCTGGTCGCGATAGTCGCGGCCAGGCCAAAACGGACGCACGATCTCGCGGCCCTCCAGACCGTATTCGCAAACGGCCCATGTCTTGACCGCCTCATAAATGTTTTCAGGCGTGTAGCAATCATCGGTCGTTTTCTTTGGCGAAAACTTCGCCACGAAACCGTCGTAATCAAAAAACGAACTCTGTCTGCAGGTGGCCATCAACCTTCTTTCATCCTCGGCATTTCTAACATCGGGACATACGTACCGCGATCGTAAAGATACGGCTGAACAACATCAAAGTGAATGCGGTAATAGTCACCGTCAAACCCTTCGATCGGACATTTGCCGACGTCAATCTTTTTGACCTCGACAAGCAACCTCGGCCCTGTCGCCATCATGCCAATGTAGAACACCATAAAGACGCCGCGACGCTCTCCGATCCACGTTGCGAGTTTTCGGTACTTCGGCGTGACCCTGCGGTATTCGATCGTCTTTTCACCATTCCAAATCTTGGCGAACCACTTGCGCTTTAATGACAAGCAATAATCTGGTTTTATCTTCTCGCCCATTGTCACACCTCCGGCAATTCCAGCTCGACGCAACGCCCGTCGCGATAGCAACGGCAGCGCGGATCACTCGGCGAACAATAGCCGCCCAAACGACGAACGCACGTCATGCGTTGCTCGTTCGCCTTGCGCACTTCATCGCGCTCGTGACCTATTGCCTCGCGCCGGTGCGCCTCCGAAACCAAATCAGGGTCGCGGCCCTCGACTGTGACGCGCAATCCGGCATTCTTCTCGCGGCTGAGCGCGTTGACGCTTTCGGCCATGTTCAAGAGAATGCGCGTCAGATAAATCGCGCACTCGTGGGCACCAGTCTCGCAGTTGCCGATTATCTTCTTTTTCGGATTGCCGTACCCGACAAGGAACTTGACGCCGCTTGCTACGCTGTAAACGTCTATCCGGCAAAACGCGACCTGATCCCGATTCATGCGACGCTCAAGCCGACGATCTTGCGCCGATCCGTCAGAAGATACGTGCGCCTTGGAGCCGGGCCGGTTCTCGATCCAATGCGTGACCGCCGCAAGCTGTCGCAAAAATTCAATCGTCATCGAATAGACATTAAACCCGTCGCCGGAACTCGTCATAAATGTCGGGCGGTACCCGTGCGATTCGCAAAACTCGTTTGCCCTCGCGAACAACGCGACGACCTCGGACAAAACGAGCTTGCCGTCGGCGTCAAGAATCCGATCGAACTCAAAATTGATTTCAGGTAAATGCGACATCCATGCGTCGCCGTCGCCCGATACCGGTATTGTGATTCTCATGCGTTGCCCTCCTGAAATAAATCGCCCTGTGGATCGTAGAAATCCGCGACCGCCTTGTCGACCTCGCGCTCAAGCCGCTTCGACTTGTCAAGGAACGCAGCCGACCGGGTGCGAAAATACGATTTCTGAGCGTTGCGCATTTCTGAAACCTTCGCGACGAATTGAGCGTATGTCATGCCTTGCAACCTTTCTTTTCCATGATTACCGTTCGTCTCTGGCCGTTGCAGTTATAATCAATTTGAACCATGCGGACATATCCGCGAACATACATCAGATTCGCGAGCATCTGACCTAATGCGCGAAACCGCTTGTCCGAATTTGTGCCGGCGACTGCTTGCGCCTCTGCCACATATCCGCGAAAGAGCGACGTCGGCAAGAGTTGCCGCGTTCCGTCTTTCCTTGTCGCTTCAATGATCCGTGTCATACGTGGTTTTCCCTCTTGTGTAGTGTGATTGCATCCTTGAAAGACCGCGCCTCTGCGCGAATGTGCGAAAGACGGTGCGCGAGCCAATCCGCAACATCGTGGTTGCATTCCATGTCACGCGCCGCGCCCTCGACTGTATCGAGCGCGACAAAAAGCCGTTCAAGATCGTACCAATACGTCATTGCTTCGCCTTTATCGGTTTAAGCCATTGATTCCAAATCGCATCCGCGATATGCGCCGTCATTACCGGTGGAACGCACATACCCGTCGTAAATACGAGCTGTTCAAACGTGCATTCATAGTCAATCGGGAACGTTGCGCAGCTTACTCGCTCCGATCCGTTGAGCGGCCTCGGATAGTCGTAGAGCGTAGGAGCCGTAGTTGCGCACATTGTCGGGCATATCCTGTCGCGGTGAATCAGCGAATGATTGAACATCGAGATTTTGCCCTCGGCGCGCTCGACGACATCGCGTAAAGACGTGTCTCCGGCTTTCCGCTTCGACCACAAATCGTATGTACGAGGTCCGATCCTTCGCGCCTGATCTTTCTCGTCGATCACCTCGCCGAACATGATTGGTGGCTCGTCAACGTCGATCCTGAGCTTCGGCAGGTCCGCGAAATCGTTGCGCAAGCCAATGAAAAACGTGCGTTGCCTGTGTTGCGGTACGCCCATCCTCGCTGCGTTCAAGAGAAATATCTGCACCCGATACCCTGCGTCATTCAGGCGCGAGACGATTTCACGACAATACGCCTTTGCATTCCCCTTGACGATTCCGGCGACATTCTCCAAAAGACAGACACGCGGCCGCAGCTTCGCAATCGTGTCGCAATATACAAATACCAAATCGTCAAGCGTCTGTTTTTCCTTGCCCTCGTGAAAGTGCTTTTTCTTGCCCCATGACCGTTCGCGCTGTCCGGCCATCGAGAACGTTGTACACGGTGGCGAACCGTCCAACACGTCAAGATCATAGAGCGACGCCGGAAGATCGTCACGACGGTTGAACTTCCTCAAATCCTCGACGTAGAGCATTTCAGGTCGTAGATTGTGCCTGTACACCTCCGCGACCTTCGGATCAATCTCGACACCGCCCAAATGGTGGAACCCTGCGAGCTTGTACCCCATCGACGAGCCACCGCCGCAGATAAAGGTGCCGAACACGGTTGATCCGTGATCCTCAATGCCGGGCGCCGGAAAGCCGTCAGACAAGGCCCAACTATGCGCGAACTTGTGACCTTGCATTTATCACCTCCATAAACGCAACTGACATATCATCCGAACGTTTGCGTAGATACTCGGTCGCCCGTTTGAAGTCAGCCGACGACAACGCGAGCTTGAACTCTACGAGCTTGACCGTCTCTGCCGCCTTGCCGCTTGCCGACGCCGGCGCGGACGGCGACGATTCGACTACCGCAATCAATTCGCCGATCTTGTCTGCGCTGATCCATTCCTCCAGCTTCTCGCGATCGTACCTTGCAAGTAGCTTGTCGGCGTCAATCTTGCCGTCGTTGACGTTCGCGTCGACGACGAACTCGTTGCGCTGATCCTCCGACATCGAAGTAATGTCCTGAAACCACTCGTCAGGAACTTCGGCCGTCTCGCCGTGAATGAGCTTCAACGCCCGTAAACGCTTGTTGCCTTGGAGCACAACGCGCTTGCCGGCCGGGTGATCCGTGACATACGCGATCCTGTCTGCTGTCAGGCCGATCGGATTTTCGCGCACAAGCCTGACAACCTTCTCGAACGCCGCGTCCGTGATTTCCTGTGGATTGTCAGGATTCTCGACCAACTCGTTAAGCTTCATTTCTCGCCCTCGCTGATAAGCGACATGAATGCCGCGCTCATGTCGTCAGGATTTATCGCGTCAAGAACGGCGATCGCCTTGTCGCGATCTTCCGGCGTCAACTTGACCTTGAACTCCATCAGGTCGCCAAATTCGCCCTGATCTACCTCTTTGTTTTCCGCGACTTGCTGGACGGCAGGCAAATCGGCAAGAATCGCCGCCACGTCCACGTCGTCCATGAGCCGCGCAAGCTCGTCTTTCGGGAACATCGCGAAAAGCATCTTTGCGATCCACTTGCCCTCGACAACATTCATCGTGACTACATACTCGTCACGCTGTTCTTGCGACATCGCGGTTATGTCCTGAAACCAATCGCCAGGAGCCGCGAAGTCGTCGCCGTGAATCCGTTTGAGAGCCCGGAGCCGCTTGTTTCCCGAAAGCACAACGTATTTGCCGGCCGGGTGATCCGTGACATACGCGATCCTCTTTGCCGTCAATCCGGACGGAATGCGCTCGACCTTCTCAATGAGCCGGTCAAACGCCCGATCTGTGATAGTCTGCGGATTGTCAGGATTCTCGACGAAATCCGAAAGACGCATCAGACTACTGACCGGAATTGGATCGGACATCTTCGCAACGCCGTCTTCGACCTCGACGTTAACGATCGTAGTTTCGCCCGAACCCATGTCAAACAAACTCTCGACTTTTTTCTCGCGCTTCATGCCTTGACCCCTTAAAACGGCATATCTCCAACGTCCGCAGCTTCACCGTCGCCAGGAGCCGCGCCCGTGACCGTTGCCGTCGCGCCCGTGACCGTCACTTGGGAAGGGCACACCGGCGCAAGAAACTTCGTCGCGCCCTGCCGATATTCGATCTTGACCGGCCAATACTTCTTTTTCGATTCGCCCTTTGAGACCTGAGCCGGCCACATGGCGATCCGCAGCTCCACGCCGCTGATCGTGATCTTGCCTGTCGCGACTGGCGACTTTTCGCTTTTGCGTTCCGATTCCTCGTACAGCGCGCCGCGCATTTCTGGATCATACTCTTTTTTAGCTTCGCTCATTTCTCATTACCTCCGTTTGTCATGTCGACCCACACCTCATGGGCACATTTTGCCTCAATGAAAGCATCGCGAAATATCGCCTTGCCGTCGCGTCGCATCGTGTTGACCGTTTCGGCCTTAGCGACACGGGCGACGTACAACTCCCATAACCGATCGCGCTCAATCTCGACTTGGAGCGGTTGCCCGGCCATGACGGGACCAAACTCGCCGAAACTTTCCGGCGTCGGCGTCGGTTCCTGATTTTCGGCAGCCTGATTTTCGACCGCCGGATTTTCTTTTTTTACTCTTGCCATGTTTGACCTTCCCTTCATTTTTCGTTAGTCAGTTGAGTTCGCTCACCTTTGCCGTTGCCAGCATTAGAGATTACCGCTTTTTCAGAACCTACCACCGGGGCGGGGTTGTTCTCGCACCATCGCGCATATACACGCAACTCGTCTTTGTGCCGACGCATCTTCTCGACCAACGCCGGAGAGAAGCGACGATATGGAACGCCGGCCCTCTCGATCAATTTGCCATCCTTGAAAACCGCCGGCTTGCATTTCTCAAACCACGCCTGACCCTTGCCATCATGGACCAAATACGCCCAAACACCTTCGCGCCGACCTTCCTCGACAACTTCCATGTGGATTGCATGGCCGATATTTATACACCGCGACTTGTCAGAAGATAAGATCATCTATATCGTCACTTTCTGAATTATCATTATTTTCTTTTTCATACGTAAAAGAAGAATCTTGCGACCGCGCGCGCGCGTACGGTGTGTTAGGTGTGTTTGTAGTGCCATTTTCGGAAATATCTCCCGCGCCCTCTTTTATACATGGACTTTCCGAATTTTGCCCCTCAAAACCCACCAACCCACCGCGCAACACGTCCAAAACTACCTCGCCACGCGACGTCATGCCCGTGAAATCGTACATCGTGCGACCTTCAAGTGTCCGCGACGTCCATGCGAAAAGCGTACTGAAATCCTCTTTAAGCCGCTGTATCGTCTTGCCAACCCGTCGCGATCCGTAGATTGTACGTGTCTTTTCGTCAACCTCGTCCGTGCCAAACCGCTTGATGATCATGTCTGACATTTCACCGGCCGTGAACGAAATATTGCCCGGTGGCGTTTGTGACACCAGTACCGCGACAATCTCTTTCGCGATCATTTCATTCATGAGCGGCAACACGGCCTTTTCAATTTCTGCCGTAGACAACGCCTTGATTACGTCGCCCTCGCAGCCCATGGCGCGACCGCATCTGACCGAAAACGCCGCGTATTCAGGGTGACGCATATTGATTGAAGAATCAACCGGCTTGTCGTCGGCCAATGCCTTTGACAACACGCGCAAAATGAATGTCAGGTACTTGTCACGATTCGCGAGATTGTCTGCAAGCAGCTCGCCCGGGCCCTTTGGCGTCTTAGGCCGTCCGTTTGTCCGCAACGTGATAATACGGTCGGGAAGGCCGCCGCCCTCGCTTGCGAACACCGCATTGTTGGACGTCAACGCAACACACGCCCTCGCAAACTGCGTAACGAGCACGTCTGTCTTATAAAGCGCCCTCGTCTTATGCGATCCATTTGTTGAAGCCGTCTGCAAGTCATTGTCAGCCCACTTGATTTTATAGTCGAAATTATCAAAGATTTCGAAACGCCCTTTGTCTATGATAATCCAAAAGTTGTCAGACCCCTTGTCTGAGTGTTCCATCTTCGTGACCGAATCATCAAGTTGGCCGTCGGTCCTGATTCCTAAAAATTGCTTTATGCCCTGCAACAAAAACGTCTTGCCCGAACCTCGCGGCCCGTTGACAAGCAATATCGGCTTGTTGCGGTGACACGCAAAAATATTCAGCGTCCACAATCGGCAATTCATTACGTCGCTCGGCGTTTCAAGCGACGCATTCTTGAACAACATTGATTCCGCGAACGGATCAACGCCCGAACCGTCAACGATCTTGAACGGCAAGAGCGTCGCGCCGCGCAAGAATACAACGCCGTCCGTGCCGTTCGCAACATCCTCAATGCCGGTCGCCGTGACTTTGTACATCCGTGAATCGCCGTTGCTGACATAAATCACATCGTCGCGCCGATCCCATTCTTTGGACGGCCGGACACGCGGCGTGATATTCTCGGCCATCGTCATATCTTCTATGAGCGACATCATGAAATCATAAACCTTGTTCTCACGGCTTACGTTTGTCTCTGTCGCCAAGAATGATTTAAACTCGTCTGACTGAATGTTGTACAGAACGCCTTTCGCGCTGTCGAAGTAAAGAGAAGTCGCATACATCGGATTGTCGGCGTCCGCGAAGAACTTGCCACGCGCTCGCAACCACGCAAGCGACAATGAGCAAGTCAGTTCCGTCCGTTGCGGATTGGATAGCTTCAACCGCCGCGAAAACGAATCCATGCAGCCGATAGCCATGCCGACCATGCGCGACACCGGGCATTTGATCTCGTCATAGCTCGCGTGTTGCTCGAACTCGCCGCGATTCTCGTCACGCTCTGACCGTCGCCAACCCTCGAATTGCAACCCGTCACAACCAACATTGAACCGCGCAATCTCGCCGGGTGACATTTGAAAATCCACCTGATACCATCCGCGCTCTTTAAAGGGGGCGCGGGGGCATAGACGTCCGTACCGGCCGGCGTCTTCCATCGTGCCGCGTCCGTCCGTCCGCTTAGCCTTGCCCTCGTCATCCCCACCGTGCGGCGCGTCTCCCGGCATAAGAGGAGCGGAATCACGCGCCTCTTTTTGGGCGCGTTGGAGGTCGATTAAATCGGCATCCTGAAAATTCCACTTCTCCGGCCAATCGCCAAATGAATCAATAGCCGCCTTGAACGCCGATTTATCGACCGTCCTTTTCGCGGCATCCATCGCGTCCACCCAATCCGTAAAATCCTTGACCTTCTTCGTGACACCTTGCTCGATCTCCACGTCCGGCATTACGATCTTGCGAATCTTGCCCGTGTACCCGTCCGCCCTGAGCTTGCGCTCAACGTCGCAAGCGTGACGCTGACCGACCGCAAACGGCTTTTCTTCGCCCGTTTTCTTGTCGATCACCATATCCGGATCCTTGTCTGCGATAATCAGGATCGACGGAACGCCCTCGAAATACTTGCCGAACCCTGCCGACCATTTCCCTGCACCCTTGGCGTTGCACGTCGCCGCGAGATTCAGACGCTTTATCACCGTGCAAACGTCTTTCTCGCCCTCGCAGATAATGACCGGCTTGTCACCTTCAGCGGCCTTTCGCACAAGTGGCAGCTGATACGGTATGTACTCTACACCCTGAGACGCGACGCCGAACGTCCAGCCGCCGGGTGCGTTCGGATCGGGCGACTGCTGTACAAACGTCTTTCCGCCCTTGGCATCGGTGTAAACACGCCTATCAACGCGGAACACGGTTGCGCCGTCCTCGCGCTTATATGTGTAATAACAAACATGCTTTGACGGCCGTTTTTTCCTCGCCGCGAACGTCGGCCCTGCAACCTTGGCCGCAGACACCGCAGAACCGCCCGATTTTTTGACGCTGGCGGCCTTCGGCGACTTGGCCTTAGTCTTTGCCTTGCCCTTGGCTCCGGCGCGTTCTGGACGCTCTGGCATCAGATCGCGCACTTTCAGCCCCAGGGCCGCGCAAATGTCCGCCGTCGTGCAACCGGCATAACACTTGACGAGAATGCGACCGTCTTTGCCAATGTTGACGTGCATCGACGGATTATGATCCTCATGCGCAGGACAACACGCCATCCAGCCGCCTTTGCCGTCGGACGTCACGCCGTCAAGTTTGCCGAGAAAATCGTCAATGCTCATTTTTCAGCTCCGTCAAATGCCTGAATCTGACTACTCGCGTGACATACGGCGACTTGCCGATCCGTTCACGCTCATACGTGAAGCGCGTCAAATGCCGAATGTGCCGCATCCGCACAACTCTACGCCGTACAATCATCGCCATCACTCCGCAATTGTATTCAGACGCGAAAAGACAATATCGAAGGGCTCCGACACTTCGACAACCGCCTCCATCGTCGCCTCTTCATCCTTTAACTGGTAATCAAAATAAATATACGTCGTCTTTGCCGTCTTACACGCGACGCCGATTTTCAAAACATGGTCAATGTTGACCGCGATTTTCTCGCCGCTGATTGCCTCCGTGAACATCCTGAATTTCATTGCCTGACCTTTCCTTTTGTGTTTATGCCCTCGGCACCATGCCTTGAGCGAAATTGAATGTCGGTGGCCGTGTCGCCGCCACCGGGTGCGATTCCCAAACCGTTGCGCCGCAATTCCGAAACGCCGCGACTACGGCAGCGAATCCGCACGTCGCAAGCGCAAACCACGTAAAGGCGCCGATCACGTCGCACTCGGACGCGCCGGATCGAGCGCGTCTTATGGTCGCCGTGGTTTGTCCGCTGATCATCATGCCTGACACATCCTGACAACGTTGAACGCCTGATCAATGTCAGCTTCGACACGCGCCGAAAGAAAATAGTCTAATCCGTCCGCATCTTTGATCTTGACGATCTCCGTGCCGTCGCAGCCGTCCACAAGCTCGCGCCGCACGTCATTGACACGCGAAAACGACACAACATCACCACACCTTGCGACAACGGTAAACACCTTTTGCCGCCTGTGGTCAATCGACGCCGTGCCGATATACGCTGATCCCGTCTTGAACCGAACATCACTCATGCCGCCGCCTCTTTCTTTTCGCTGACCTGATACACCGCCGCGCCGTTTTCATCGCGCTCGACGATCCCGCCGTCCGGCATCGTCTCGCCGTCCTCAATCGCCTTCAGCACCGCTTCGACACGGTACATCATTGATCCGTTGCGCGTTTTCGAGAACTTCCTGCAATCCATCGGATGGCGAACCGCGAAACCTCGCAGCCAATTCTCGGGCACGTCCGCGACCTCTTGCATGATCGCGTCCTTGCTCGCCCATTCCTTGCGCGTCATCATCATCAT